CAGAAACTGGGCGGCCTCGTTGCTGCCGCTGAGCTCGTGAGCCTTCACACCATTAGGCAAGACGGCAGTGCGGAAGGCACGATCGCTGCCCCGGTGCATCCGCTCCCACTGCTCCCGCAGACGTTCAGCAGCCTCGGCCGGAATCGGGTTGTCGCTCTCCAGCACGATGCCGGGCCGGGCACCGTTGCCGAAATACGTGCTGCCATGAGCCTCTAGCGCTTGAGCCAGCCCGATGGCGTTTTGAAAAATCCTGTACGTCGGCACCGGCGTCACGCCATCCTCGGTCGTGAATCGCAGGCAGAAAATCTGCTCCTGGCTGTAGATCGTCTCGCGTCCGCTTGGCTCGCGGTACTTGTACCGAACGCTGCCGTTCTCAAGCCGCTCGGGCGTCATCCGGCTGGAGTGCAGCGGCCACAGCTCAGAGACTGCGCCACGAGCACCAGGGCGAATCTCGGCGTAGCTCGCACCGTAGTGCAGATACATGCCGGTCATCCAATCGCGGAACTCTTGGGCCGTCTGCCACGGATTGGGCTGCATGTGCAACAGCCGGTAAATCGGGTGGCTCGTGGCTTTCGCCTTGCCGCCGTTGGCCATCCGCTCAAAGACGTGAAGCGGCAGCGAAGAGACGGCATCCGAGATGACGCGAATGCAGGCCGTGTAGGCCGAGCACGCCATGGAGTTATCGGCCGTGACGCGAATGCCGGAAGGCGTGCGGCTGCTCGACACGTCGGGCCAATCGATGCCGCGAAGCTCAAGCATGCGGTGGTCGGCGAGAACTTCGCTCATAGCGTGATGATGTCCCAGTTTTGTTCTGGTGGCGGAGCCGTTGCCTTCGCGTGAATCCCGAGGGCCATAACCATGGCCACCATCCCGTCAATGCGTTCCGTGCTCTTGGCTTTGCTGAGTTTGCAGTTGTCTTGGTGGTCGGTTTGCAGGGCACAGTTGGCGGCCATCCAACTCAGCACGGGATGGCTCCCATGCCGCATCCGCTCCGACAACACGAGCGCCTCGAGTTGGCGGCAGGGGCTCGTCATGCTGGCGTAGCCCTGCCCGTATCCTTCCACATCGATCCCATCGCCTTGCAGTTGCAGGGATAGTTGCGTCGCGTTCCATCTGTCGATACCCACTTGCCGGATGTTGTATTTCTTCGCCAGTTCGTTGATGTCTCGCCGGATCACGTCATAGTCGGTGACGTTGCCGTCGGTGGCACGGATGTGCCCGTCGCGTATCCAGCCGACGTAGTCCACTTTGTCTCGCAGCGTCCGCTCGGCGGCGTTGGCCTCGGGTACCCAGAAGAACGGAAGCACGTCGAAGGTGCCGTCGCTCGCCTGGCTCACCATGACGAACGCCGAAAGGTCGGTGGTGCTGGCGAGGTCAAGCCCGGCAAACCATTCCCGCTTCTCTAGGTCGGAGTCGAGCGGCTTGCCACACTTCGCCCAGGCGTCAGGCGACAGCCATCGCGTGTCCTGCGTGGTCCAGACGTTGAGCCTGTAACGCAAGAAGGCATTGAGCTTGGAAGGCGATTGCTCGGCCTCGCGGGCATCGGCCTTGAATGACTCCAGCGTGATCGTCTCGCCCAGGCTGGGGTTGGCTTGGTGCCAGACGCTTTCTTCCTTCCACGTCCCATCGGCACCGCACTCGGGCGGGGCGGCGTAGATGCAGCCGAAGAACGCCGGGTCTGTGGTCGGGTCGGCCGTGCACCGCTCGGCGTACTGGTGCTGCTCCCAGCAGATGCTTTTGCGGTCGAAGCCGGCCGTGGTGATGGACAGGATGAGTGGCGATCTGCGAGCCGCACCGCCGTACCGCAAGGCATCCCACAAGCGGCGGTCACGCTGGGCGTGCAGTTCGTCGAAGAGCAGGGCATGAATGTTGAGCCCCTCAGCACGGAACGCGTCAGCCGAGAGCACCCGGTAGAACGAGTTGCTCGCTTTGTGCACGATGGTCTTGCGGCTGTCTATCACCTCGAGGTGCCGAGACAACGCAGGCGACGCCCGCACCATCGACGCCGCCTCGCGGTAGATGATGCCCGCCTGCTCACGGTCACAGGCCGCCCCGTAGACTTCCGCCCCCGGCTCGGAGTCGAAGGCCGTCATGTAAAGAGCGATGCCGGCCAGCGTCGTGGACTTGCCCTGCTTCTTCGGCAGCTCGATATAGCCGACTCTGTGCTGCCGCGTGCCGTCTGGGTTCAGCCGGCCGAAGAGTTCCCGCAGCACATGATGCTGCCACGGCAGCAGCGTGAACGGCTTGCCGGCATTCTGCCCTTTGCTGTGCCGCAGCACCTTCTCAAAGAAGTGCACGACACGCTCGTACTTCGCCTGACCTTCGGGCGTCAGTTCACGCGCCGTGGAGACGGAAGAAGTCTTCGACTTCGTCGGCGGGTTTCTCTTCCTTGCCACCTAGCCTCGTCCTTGACGTTGGCGTCAGTCCAAACTCGCCCATTAGCGACGCCTGCAGGCTGACTAATCCGCGATATAGCGGGCCTGCCGGATTGGGCTTCACGCCACCCAGATCAGTGTGCATCACTGGTCCAGTGGCACGGAGCTCAAGCAGGCAGGCTTGTGCTGCACTATGCACCTCGCACAAAGTCGCTAACGCTTCGCCATCGGCCGTCGTGAGCGTGCCGATGCCCAGGAGGATGGGCACGAACTCGTGCCACTTCTCCACGGCGACCGGGTCCACCATTAGCCGAGCCGGAATCGGCGGCGCACCTGGCGGTGCCGGAAGGTCGGGCCTGATTGGCCGTTTGCCTGGGTTGCCGAGAAGTTTGCGTACCGAAGCAGGCTTTGGCTTGGGACCACGCTTGCCCATCGTCAAAAACCTCGCGGAAACTTGCGGCCGCGCACACGCCACAGGCGACCGGGGTTTTTATTTTGCTTTGACGGAGGGATTTTGCCCGCCCTCCGTCGCAGCCACGGCGACGCCTCGCCCCGGCGACGGCTGCGCCGCGACGGCGACCTGGCTTCCTGCGCGACGCAAAGCCTGCTCGCGTCGCGTTTTCCGTCCGTGGCACGACCTGCACAGCGTCTGTCCGTTTGCTACGTCGTACCTAGCTCCACCTTCGCTGACGGGAACGATGTGGTCAGCGTGAGCTGATTGAGCCACCACGCCGCAGCCCAGGCATTGCCAGGCATCCCGCACAAGCACAGCCTGCCGCCATCGCTTGTGAGCCTTGTCGCAATACCCACGGGCTGCCGCGTTAGGCCTGCCGCTCTCGTCTCGCTGTGGGCGTGACGATCGCAGCCGCAGCGGCCTGTGGGTGGGAATGCGTTGTGGCATCAGCTCTTGAACATCACGACGCCTGCCGTGCCGGTGCTGTTCGTGCTACCCGAGACGATCTTCAGGTACTCGGTGCCAAAGACTTCATCTGGCAGGGCATAGGCTCGCCCGTCCGTGCTCGAGGCAGAAAGCGTGAGATCAGCCACGCTGCCGTCAGACTTATAGAGACGGCGGAACGTACCAGTGGGCGCGGTGCCAACCCACATCTGGAGCGTGCTGGCGTTGGTGCTCATGGTGCCCAGCGTCACAACAGCACCAGCCACATCACGCATGTCTAGCGTGGTGGCCGATGCAGTGGCCGTGAACAATGTGATGTCAATATCCCGGTTCTTGCGGCTGATGATGTTGTCGGCCATGAGTCTCTCCTGTGCGGTCTAGGGTATGGGCTGGGGTGGTTACTCTTGCAGTGACTGCTGCACCGCATCTCGGTACTCGGCCTCGGTGATCTCTGCTGCTGCACCGCTGCCAATCATGTAGCCAAGCATCTCCTCGGCAGCAAGGTAGGAGCAGAACTCATCATTGACGGCCAGGACGATGCGTCCTGCTGCGTCCCGTGGGGCGACGGCGGCTGGGTCAATGCACGTCTGAGTCTTGGTCTCGGCGTTTGGGTGGCCCCATGCAGCATCTAACGCAAGCCTTGCCTGCTCGTACGCCTCGTCGCCAGCATCGCAGCGGAAGTATCGCATCAGTACGACACTCCCCATTTGGACTTTAGGTAGTTCTCAACAGATGTGCATTGCGATGCAGTCAGAAAAGCGTCATACGCGACAATCTCGCAGATGCTGCCGGAAAAGAAATTGCTGTAAGTCCCAGACGCAGGAGTTGTATTCATTGCGCCCAAGTAAACGCCAGTGGCGTAAGCCGCCAGAGCGGGACTTGTGTTGGCGTTGTCGGCTGACCCGTTTGCTCTTCGGACGGTGCTCCCAAAGTTTCCTGCATCAACCTCTGACCTGATCCACTGACATCTGAAGATGGTTGGAGTTGACGTGCTTGCGGATGTATTTACCTGACGAAACGATGCGCCTGCAGTTTCATGCCGTGAGCAAAACACCGGGTAACCGTTAGTGGCGGAGAAACCCATGGTGTCATACCAGCCGTACAGCACAATGTTCTGCTTGCAACCGCAATAGAAGCCCTCAAGTCCCGTCCCTGCACCGCGCACCACAACAGCAAACACAGACCTATTCGCCGGATCGTCGGCCGTGGTGTTCCCAAGCGAATCATTCACGCCGTCAAACAGAATCGCCGTCTTGCCATTAACAGTCGTTGTGGTGGGCCTGTTGTTCGCAGTTGTTTGCGTGAAAGTGCGTGGACTGCTTGAGCCACTCTTTGACGCCCAAGAACTGACGGCACCACTTGCAAGAGTGACGGTACTTGAGTCGTTGGCGTCTAGCCAAAAGGCAAGCCCGCTAATGCTCTTCGGATTGAATCCCGTGGCTCTCGGCCTCAATAGCTTAGGACTCATCGCCATGGCTTAGTTCTCCTGCTGTTCCGTTGCTCGAGGCTGGAGAGCGTAGAGCAGCTTTGTTTGCTCGGTGACGGCCTTGCTGATTTCGCTTTGCGTCTCGCTCAGGCTTCGCACGAAGACGCGGTGTTCTTCAACGAGCGGCAGCAGCACGTCATGCCGCAGCACCCAGCCAACAGCAATGGCAACGAGCGTCGGGAATCCCCATC